AGTAGGTTTGTAAAAATCGTTTAAAGGTTCTATTTTAATTACTCCGTAAATATCAGGGTCACTAAAATAAAGGTTAGCCATTAACATTTCAGCTTCAAAGAATGTACTAGCTTTCATATCTGGCATGAATCTACTAATATCTACTACGTCACCGTCTTGCAATGTAGCTTGTACACTTGTTAAATCCGTAGTAAAGTTAGAACTAGAAGTTATACTTATCTCTAATGGTTCTATTCCTGAAAACATTGTGACGTCTAGCTTATAATCTAAATAAACTTGAAACCGCATAGTAATAACATCGCCAACATTTAATTGAATATTGCTATTATAGATAAATGTATTTGCGTAAGTTGTACTAATATCACCCTCTTCAACTAATTGAGAATCTATAACCGCGCCATTTTTTAAAACTTCCCACTTAACATTAAATATACCTCCAGCGTTACTCATAGCTCCAAAATCAAAAGCTACTTCTATAGGGTGTGATATATTTAGATTATATAAACCTTGTTTTTTTATAGTTATGTAATTGTAATATCCTGCTGCTGTATTTGTGTGGTCTATATAGTATTGATCAAAATTATCATGTACTAAAGTTGATGTTATACCGTCCCACGTTGCTAACATATCAATCCAATTATTAGCTAAGTATCTATATCTATTCGCATTGTCAGGGTCTACAGCTATATAAACATATTCTTTAACATTACTTAAAGTGCTTGTAAATTTAACGCGTCTATTTGCAACCTCCGTAGATGGTAAAGATATTTTTTGACCTCCCCCAAAACCTACAAGTTTCTTTTTGTATATTGCAGAATCTAAGTAATCAGACTCATGCGTTAAGTTAGCAACCTCTAAACATTTAGTGAATATTTCACGCGCATAAGTCAAAGGTATTATATCAGTTGTTGACCTTGTCGAATAAGCTGTATAGCCGTATTCAACTAATCCGTAATGATAACCAAAACCATCTGGCAAGCCTGCTGTGAAATTAACCGTATCTACACCTTCTAGTTTTACCGAAGTAGCAAATGAATTAATTACGTTGGTTCTATTTAATAAATGGTTATATTCTGACCATCCTAACTCGCTTATCTTTTTATCTCCTAGCTTCATGAATAAATCAATGAAGTTTGAGAATAAGGTACATTTAAACGAATAGTCACCATTTGATATAGTAACTTGGTTCAATCTTAATAACCCGTTAAAGACAAGTAAACCCTCTTTATAATACTTTGCTTTTACTCTTACCGTTGGGTCAAAGTTAAAACCGATTAAAGTAGTATTGTCAACAGTTGATAAAGCTAATTGATAAGCTGAACTAAAGAAAGCCATATTTGAAGCCGTGCCGGGAATAACAACTTCTTTCGAGTAATTCCTTTTACGCTTATTAGGTTCTTTACTATCTGCTATGGAAAAGTTTAAAGGGAATGGTACTCTATCGTTTAAATCTAATTCCGTATTATTAACTACTAATCTATCCATTTATAATAGTATTGATTTACGAATATTAGGAAGTGTAAGGTCGACCATCTCTGTTGTTTCTTCTACAAATCGGTTATTACTTTCTTCATAAGAAGTGGACGCAATATTAACCATCTGTCTAGTAGCATCAAACATGTAAACAAGCGCAGATATATATGCCGACCTTACTAACCAGTTCTGTGTATCTGAATCAATGTATTTACTAATTAATTTAACCTTGTCTGTAGCTGTTTTAAAATAAGAATGTACACCAGCATTAGACGAATCTAAAACATAATTAACATCTACCCAACCGCCATATTGCTTTTCAAAAGTTTTAGCAGTTATTTCAGATGAAGCTATTAAATTTTGTCCGTAGTTGTAAACATCAAATGAGCCATATTTATTTAACCATATCAGCTCAGCTCCATTGTCGCAACCCCTATCAAAATACATTCTTTTAGTTTCACTAATTGGACTACCCCCTAAATCAGCCATGTAATAATCAACATAATAAACAGTATCTAAAACGGGCTGTGTTAAAGTAGCTAAATAGTTGTCAGAATTAAGATTGAATTGTGTTATCTTAAAACTTGTCGCATAATTATAATCGATAGAAGTTATTAGCGTATTACTTGAATCGTAAAAAGTTAATATAATACCTATATCTGTTTGCTCGTCTGTTATTATGTTTAAGTAATAATCTTTACCCTCTCGAATGTACAAATCATTTGGTGAGTCTGTTAAAAATCTTTTACTATTTGATGTACATTTAAAATCTGTATAGTCAAACGTATCAAAATCGATAGGATTTAAACACGCTTTAAAAGGATATATTGTGGCACTTGTAGCATCAGCATGAAACGCTGGAGTAGATCCGTAGAACTCTCTAATTTTAACGTACGCGCTTCTATAATTACTTGCATCGGTTACAATAGTGGAACTACCTACAATGGCTACGGGTGTGATAGGTCTAATTATTTCGCTAATATCAAAATGAGAATAACCACCGCCAATTTCAGGGAATACTTGATGAGATGAAATCAACACAGCGTTAACATAAACCTCAATAATGTAACTAAAGTTAGGGTTACCAATTGCACCGCTGTAGAAAGTCCAAATAATAGGATTATCTGAAGGTGTGTATTTTTGTGGTGAGCTTGCTATTGTTACCGCCATGGTGATATAATATTTATTTTAATTGATTTACCTAATAATTTTTGAATAGGTTTTTTAAGTACGTTAATAAGTTTTTCATTAACAACGTCCTCAAAGAATGGCTTTGGTTTTTGTCCTTTCTTAACAACACTATTTTGAACCGCCCAAGCAAATGAATCATAAGTTTTAAATTGTTCTGGTAAACCTATACCCTTTTGAGCTATCCAACTTTTAATAGAATCATGGAATGAATAACCACTATCAGGAGCTTTACCCCAATTAGGCGCACCATGTGAAACTTCAGTACCGTTTACTCCATAGTTTACATACTTCCAATAGAAATCCATTTCAATACCAACACTAACCGCTTTACCGTTGTATATTACCTTTGTTGGCTTTATACCTTGTGATAGGTTTCTACTAGCGTCTATATCTCGCGCAGCTATTGCTTTACGTAAATCATCTATAACGTCCTGAGTGAGTTTTAAAAGTAATGCAGACATAGGATTACCAGCCGTATTATTAAGTATAGCTTTAGAACTACCTAAATTCAACTTACCTAATATCTCAGCTTCTGTCATCTTCTAACTATTGTCTTTGTCGGAGGGTTATCTTTTTTTATCTTATACGTAAAGAAGTTTACCCAGTTATTAAATGTAAAGATATTCATTTTTATTATATCTTTTCTATTTTCACCTAATTCTTTTGATAGATAAATTATGATTTCGTGCCAAGCCCAAACATTTTTAACTTCTTTTTTATCATCTTTTTTAACTTTAGGCTTTCCATATAGTTGCTCATTAATCTTACGTCTCTGAGCAAAAAAAAACCTTGAAGCTCTACAAAGTCTGTCATCTTAAAATGTTCTTTAAAGTCTTCATATCTGGAGCTTATAGGGTAAAGCATGTTTTCGTTTTCGTCCATGCAACCGTAGATAGTTCCCTTAGGTATGTAATTAACACAAGCTAATCTTACAGGGTCATTTATAAAGTCTGAATTTTCTACGTCAATATGGTAACCTATACCAACTTTCTTTTGATCTACTAATTGATAGTCTATATCATTTACCGTTATCAATTCTTTGGGGTTACCGTTCACTTTGTAACCATCAAATAAATTCATGCAATGACTAAACATTTTCTCTATGTCTTTATAATCAATAGTCAATAACTTAGGTACTGAAACCAAAGTAATATTAGCTAAGAATATAACCTTATCATTCAGTGTAATATTTTCAACCTTAAAGTGTTCGTCACTAAACGCTTTTAAATGTCTTATCCTTAAATCGTTTATTGTTTTAGGTAGCTTTATTTCAAATTCAGTATTTCGTCGCATAACTTAGTTTGTATTTGTGAGTTTTTAATTTGTTCAGTATGTATATTTACTATTGTTCTTTGTTCTATTATCCACCCTTGGGAATGTGGTAACATAAACATTTTCTTTTTATCCTTTATTGCCTTAAGTGAGAATATAACATCACTCATTTTTTTGTGTTCAGAATCTAGTAAGCTTGACGGGTTAAAATAATCTGTTTTAAATGCCGTTACTCCCGTCCCACATACATCTAAATACATTCCATTATTAACGGTTTTAAATGCGCTATAAGAATCATGTCCTCTATAGTATTCCACTCCTATACCTTTCAATCTACGACCGTGGTAAGTTACTATACAATTATGTTTGTCTATTGCTTGTATTGTTTTCTGTATATAGTCGCTAGGGTAAATAATATCATCATCACAACTGAAATAGTAAGACGGTTTAGTCACATAATTTAACCCGTAAAACTTACCGTTATCGGTTAAGTCTGTATTTAGTTCGTTATTGTAAACTATTATCTTATCAACTTGACCCTTTAAAGATTCTATAGTCCTTTGTAATAACAATTCACGCCCTTTAAAGGTTGCTATTCCTACAATTATAGGTGTTCTAGTAAACTTATCTCTAATTGCTTGTATCTTTTGCGCTCGTTCACCTTGGTTTATTCCTTTACCTAAGCTCTTTTGAGCGTCATGTCTACGGTAATTGTATAGAATCTTATCTGTATATCCTAACTTATAACCAGCATCTAACAATCTAAGGTTTAAATCGTACTCTTCAGCACAAGTTAATGACTCATCAAAGCCGTTTACAGCGTCTAAAATGTCCTTTCTAAACATTAGTGTACCTCCGTGAATAACATTGTTGTATATCATATCATTAAAAGTAGGCTGCTTAAACCTTGGCACTTGCACTTGCACGATATTTGTGTGTACATTATTAGCAACCCCGTGAATAAAGTCGAACCCTTGCATAGCTTCAACGCTATCTGTAATTGAGTTAGTTGTTAAATAGTCATCTTCACATAAATACTTAATATATAAACCTTTCGCACGTTTAATACCGTTGTTTATGTTAGTAGATACGTTAACATTATCATTTTGTATTAATAATTCAATATTGGAATACGTTTGTTTTTTAACGCTTTCAATTGCTTGACTAAGATAACCCCTATCAATTGAATAAGGGATTATTATTGTTACTAGTGGATTCATTTTATTAAATCTAGTATTCGTTTTCCTGTAGATTCAATTGAATGTTTGCTATGAAAGTCTTTATGAAACCTATCATTAAACGTTTCTGTTTTTAACATTGATGTCACTAGTAAAACTTGTCTAAAAGTTTCTTTATCATTTGCTATTAAAAAATCATGTCTAGTAAAAACATTTTCGTAAACACTAGTATTCAAATCATTCGTAACCACAACACAACCCAAGGCAGTAGCCTCAAATGCAGTCACTCCAAAACATCCATAAGGTTTACCGTTTAACTCAGGTTTAAATAGTTCAATATAGATATGGCATTCTGCAATACGTTTTAGATTTTCTTCATGTGGTAGTATCGTTTCGTCGATTCTTATTTCAAAGTCATCTTTAAACGGTTCTAACATTTCCCTAATATCTTTCGTGCCTTTTACAATTGCATTACTAGGATAATGACCGACAATAAGTTTACCGTCTTTGCGCTTGTCTACAGTCTTTAAATCGGTATGTGGTGCTAAGTATGCAATATCTTTTGCTCCCAACTCCATGAACTCTGTTTGGTCTGTAATGCAACGGTGAACAATTGGATTGAATATGTTGTTATAAAAAAACGGTTCGTCTCTATATCTACTTCCTGAATGGTAAACAATTAATCGACCTTTGAATTTAGCTATTTCAATAAGCGAAAGGATCACTGGACAACTATGGAATATCTGTACCACATCATAGTTGTTAACGTGGTTTATAATATACTTTCTATCTACAACCTTGCTTTCTTCAGTATATCCAAACACATGACTGTTTAATGTTAAGTCCTCACAGATAACACCTATCGACCTTAAAGCGTTTGCGTTATTGTGCGCCATGTTAGCGTAGTCATTACTACTTAAATTAAGGATTTTATAATTATATACCATAGTATTGATGAAATTATTATTACCATTATAAATGATTTTGAACTCATAACATTATGATTATCTTTTGGTTCTTCATAGCTTCAATTACAGATGAATAACTAAACTTTGAAATAGCTATAAGTATTATATCGTTGCCTTCCCTGAATATACCATTTATCTTTATCTTAGGCAAAGGACTAATAAGAATATTATTAATAAACTCAGCATCTGGTATCTCTCTCAATACCATATTTTTAAAGATATTGTTTTTCATGCTTGCAAATATAACATTTTATTTAACCAATATACTATACTTTAATATTAATTATTACGCATGAGTACCAATATAATGACCTTTTTTGATTAAGTCTTTTCTAGATTGTATTGCTAAAGCCAAAGATATAACCCCATCATCATGCACACCCTGAGGAGCTGAATACTTAACACCTCTAGTCTTTGTGTCATAAATATAAGTAAAGGCTTCTAGTTCGTTTATTAACCACTCTTCATTAAGTATAGATATATTCTTTTGCTCAAACAGTAATGCTAAATCTTCAATCATAACGGGTTTTGTTTTACTAGATGTAACATAAGGTTCTATAAATGTACGGCATTGTTTATGCAGCATCTCATAGAATACGTCACCTTGGTTATTAACCTCCACGTATATCTTTGCTCTGAATCTATTAATTACTTCAGCAACCTTGTTTATTATATTAGTCCAGTCGTCCTGTCTCCATCGTTCTACGTGTATCATTTGATTATCACGGTTTATAATAGTGAGTACAGTATAATCATCTGCTCGTCCAATATCTAAACCACCAAACATTAACGGAGTTGATATAGGAAATTCATTGACGCAGTCTTTTACATTCTTAAATAGACCTGAAGAATTATCTAGAAATTCAGCTAAGTATTCTTGTCTAAATATATGATCTGGCAAATTACGTCTACGCTCTTCTAAATCTTCAAAGCTAATCATTGGATTATCATAACTAGAAAAATGAAAGTACTTGTATCTATTGTCGTAGTTGTGTTGAAGTGATAGCTTATAAAAATGGTTCTTACCTTTTGGAGTTGAAATAAACAGTATCTTTTTACCCTTAACTAATACGGTCGCACTTAATACTTCACTCCATAACTGCTCTCTACTAAATGCTATCTCATCCATTATAAGATAGTCAAATGTATTACCCCTTATATTATCAGGACGTTCACCAGAAAAGAATTGTATTGTAGAACCGAAACCTTTGATAGTTAAATCTGACCTATTGAATTGAAAGAATCCACTACGTTGACAAACCTTTTCCATTTCATCAAATACCTTTTTGGATTGCTTATAGATGGGAGTAACCCATGCAATACTACAACCTTTATCATTCATCGACCAATAAAGCAATTGATTAATGCCTAGCATAGTTTTACCAAACTGCCTACCGATATTTAAAATATAATACTTGTACGGCTCATGGTTTATACTATGATGTATTTCCTTTTGCTTATCGTGCGGTCTATATCCTTTAATTATCAAAGTCGAATCCTTCTACGGTTTTAGTTTCAATATGTTGTTTGTCATGCATTCCTAAACGGTTCTTAGCGTAGAATATACCTTTACCTTCATTGGCTACTATATCGGTTGCTAAGGCTTTAAAAGTACCCTCTATCTTTTTTATAGTGTAAGCTTTTAACTCATCTTCTGAATGAAGCCATTTATAATAAGTAACTCTAGATATACTATCCATATTCAATAAAGGTATCCAAATATTAAGAAAATAATCTATTGTAGGGATATGTCTATCTCTAACTTCTATAACTTTTCCGCTTCCAGAAACAACTTCTTTAGTATGCGCTAAACATTCAGAAATATAGTTATCTGCATGCTTGCCTAAATTGATTATAAACTCATCTGACTTAGCCATTGATTAATTTGTTTAGTATTGTCCTTGTAGCGTTACGCGGGATTTTAATACCTTTCTCTTTCAGTAATGCTTTCATCTCTTTAAAACTCATTATTTCAAACTGACCTTGTATTACTTCAGTATCTAAAACTATCGTTAAGGGTGCAGTTTCGTGAAATCTAATAAAGTTGTTAATTATGTTAACCGCATTAATCCAGCAACCTGAGCAATTTAAAGACAACGTTTTTTTTGTGATCGCTTGGTATATTGTTTGGATATGTATTTTTTCGTCAAAGTCCCACTTGTTATTGTTAGCAGTTATTTTGTTTCTTAATATATCTAAAGATATACGTCCTTGAATGTTTAGTTCCATAACTTGTCGATTATTGAAGCCACTACAAAAGTAGCTAGTGAATAAATTATATTTTCTTGTGTGCAAATTACAACTATTACTGAAGTCCAAAAAGTAAAGCATGGAAAACAATCTAATAGTTTAACAAATTTGAAGGGGTCTATACCTAGCAAAGTTTTCGCTCTGCTAGATAATGACCATTCCCTTAGTAGTAGTATAGCAATGAATAGTGATATTATTATAGTGTACATTAGTTTAAGTAATAAGTGAATATCATTGACAAAGATACGTTTTTTTGTTTAATACAATGATAATTGAAATATAAATTTAATAATTTGGTTTCGTAAATATCCATTTTAAGTATATAACCTTAAAACAAAGTGGTGAGCCGTGCGACCTGCCCGAACTCCTTATGAAATATAAATCCTTCAATTGCTAAGGGTGAGTGTTGATGTCCTGATTTATGATGCCAACTATCTGCAGGGCTTGGTGAACGTAATGACTCTATTTGTACGCTCATAATATCTTTTGACGTCTTGTGGTGAAAGTGGTGAGTAAACCAATATCTATGTTTACAATCGTGCCAATAATTTGAAGCTTCATGACACATTAATAAAGGTAAATCGTTTTGCTTCGCTCCATCTCCATGAGTAGTCCCTATAAGGTTTTTACCGTACGTTGTATATTTTCTATGTGATGGGCTTCTATTAAATTCTATATTCCGATGTGTGTTATACCAACTGTAAAGTGAATCCATTAGAAAGAAACCACTCATCTCGTCATGATTAGAGACGTTGTAAATTACTTCTAGGTCTGCAATCTGAACCAAAGTTTCTATAATGTCAATGTATAATTGTTTAGCCATTATGAAAGCATCGAACCACTTTAAATGTGAGTCTTGGTCGGTACCCTTTGTAGTTTGTCCTTTGGTGTTATCAGTGTTTAGAACATCGTTACCAACTATTAATATAATTTTGTCAATGTTGAAATATTTACTTTTCTTAAGTATTGAATTAACACCATCTTTTACCCTTTGAACTGCAATTTGTGAGTTGTATTCTTCACCCGTTTCAAATGCAGAACAAAGTTTATTTATATGAATGTCGGCTGGGTCGATAAGTAAACAGTGCGAGTCCTCGATGAGTTCCGACCGCTCAATTTTAATGTGATTAGGTTTAATCTTTTCAACTGTATCTATAAAATCTTGTTTAAATTCATGATAGTTAAAGGAGTCGTTTTCGACCCCCTTTACATTTATAGAATAATGTTTCCCCTTATACCAATAGTGCTTTACTTTATCAAAGTCAATACCTACGGTTTCGCACTCATCAAATATACCTTTATCAATTCTTTTATTGATTAGCTTACCTACGCTTCGTCTATTATTGTCATTAAATTCTATTCCTTGCTCTTCACATATTTGTCTGGCTACGTTTGTTTTTCCTATTCCAGAATTAAATAGCACCATTATTCGCTCAATGTTTTCTATCATTTGATAAAGATAAACAAGTTTTTTAAATGGCTATATTAAAGATAAGTTAAATTCTGATAAATACGATTGTATGCTATCTCTTAAGTCCTGTGCTAAATCTAGTTCTTGCTCTGTGGCATCTCTATTTTTATAAACTCCATGTTTAGTAATGCTTCTTAAATCATTGTCTAATTGATGCAGAATAACGCTGTACTTATAGCCATTTAATGCCATGTTTATATCGTCTTGCTCTTCTACTGAATCGAATTCAATTATTACTTTGCCCATCTTTTAAATCTTTAATTGTGTAAATACCTTGTCTATCGTTATTCATTGCTATCACTTTAATTTCGTCTGCTAAAAGTTCAGCTATTGGATTAGTAAAGTTTATATTACCGTTCATTCTTCTAGCTATTGGTATAACTTCACCAGTGCTAGGTATCTTTACTCCGAAGGTTGTACTCATTTCATTATATCTTTAAATTGGTTTATAATTCCCTCGTTCCTATCACCCCAAAACATATCACACGTAAACTTGTTTTCCACTATCTTAAATGGCGGCTCATTAAACCAGCTTTGACGGTGTTCGCTTGCGTATGCTGTAAATCTGTAGCACTCTTCTTTTTTAGGGCAGTTAGTGCCGCTGCACATTGTTATATCCATTTTGTTTCTATTATATTTTTAAACTCATCTAAACTTCTTACTATGTAATATTCAAAATTTTGTTGTTCTATTTGTTTTTGAATATACTTTTGAATTTCGCTTTGTTTACCTTTCTCATTCTTAACTTCGACAAATATAGTTGAATTATCTTTAAATAATATTAAATCAGACATTCCATTTATATTACACTTAACAATCTTTAAAACTAAATAACCATTTTTTTTTGCTTCGGCTATTATTTTACTTTGAATAATTGATTCTAACATAGTCTTTTTTAAAATAATTGCTTGTATATTTTTTCTTATCTTTTACTACTTTATAAATTTTCTGTTCAATACCGCCTTTTGAAAATATCCAAAAAACTTCATTACTTAATCTTTCTTTAGTTGTAAGTCTATCTCTAGATTGAAAGTAAGACGTTGCAGAAAAATCAATATTAAAATAAACTAAATATTTTGCTTTGCTTAAATTAACACCTTCACGTCCTGAAACAATTTGATAAGCAATAGATTTATTCGTATTATTAAACTCTTCTAATTCAGTTGTTAACTCATCTTTAAATACTTGCTTTAACATCTCTAGTTCTGCTTTAAATTTATAGAATATAGCTAATTTAATTCCTTTAAATCTTTCTTTTATAAATATAGCTTTACTATCATCCAAAATCATTGTATTGCCACTTTCAAATTTGACAGTACCTGAAAACATTTGATGGAATTTACTCATTAATTTAACAGCAGTATCTCCTAAAATAGTTTCAGTTTGACCATCTATAACTAAATCTTTTGCTAGTTTATCAATCAATGAATATGTTATAGGTTTCATATCGCAATACATAATATTTTCTTTTACTTCAGTTTCAAATCCTGCTTCTTTTTGTGTAAATGTTATTAAATAGTCTTTAATCTTATCATTGATCATTTCTACATTAGCATCTGAATAATCATTAATAAAACCAAAAGAAACTCGTTTTTGTTTTACGTTTACATAAGCTGAAGCCCAAGCATAAAAATTAGGATTAGGAAAAGGACTGTATAAAGAAACCCAAAATTGATGATAAATCTGTGAGAAGGATTCTGGAGTAGGTGTCCCTGACAAAAAAATCATTGGTAAAGTATTAAATCTTTGCGCAAATTCCTTTGTATACTTACCGGGTTTTGGGAAAGCTCCAAATCTATGATGCTCATCATGTATTATCAAATCAAATTTACCTTTTACTTTACTTATAGATTCATCATTGATAACTTCTATTTCAAAATCATTTACATAATTAAATTTAGTGTAATCATCAATAATACTAGATATAGCTTTTTTCTTTGTTAAAAACAAAACTCGTTTTGCTCCATATAATTTAGCCGTTTCTAAAGCAGTTAAAGTTTTACCTGTTCTAACTTCCATTGATAAATAAACGATCTTTTTAACTCTTAATATTTTAACAGCTTTTAATGAAAGTTCAATCTGATAATCTCTTAATTTATAAATCATTTAAATTGAGATTTAAAATAATTCAACTTCTCTTCTAATAATTGATTCTGTCTTTTTAAAGATTGTATTTCTACATCTAACTTGCTAAATTGATATTGGATAAACATAAGCCGTTTTAACGTGTTTTCTATAATCTTTGTGTCTATGTCTTTAGATTGTTGCTTTAATAGCGTAGCTTCAGTCCTAAAGGCTAAATTCTTTATATAATGAAACGCTGTATTAATATCTATTTCTGTTCTTAAATTACCGTTTATCTTTTCATGCTCTGATAATTCAATATACTGTTTAGCTAACTCCTCTTTGATTGATATAAAAGGAGTGTTTAGTATTACACATTTTGGTTTAGTTAGTTCCATTTGTCTAAAGTTTTTGGGTTAATAGTAGGTCTTTCAATTTTAAATTTTTTAACTCCGCCAGGTGAAACTGATTCATATTTAAAATCATAAAATTCACAATATTTTATTATGTATTTTGTTACCATGTTTTTAGTTTTCTTATTCCTATCAAATTTATTGATTAATTGATTCTCGTAAAATTCATAGAACCACAAAGACTCGTACCATTGTCCACTTTTTAAAGTCTCAACACATTCTAGTAATTCTTTACTTATATCAATTTCAAATTTTTTGAACGGTAAAGATATGCTTTCATAGTTCATTAACCCATTATTAAGATATTTTTTTACACATTCAATCATGTAACAGTCAAACCTTGCAAACTCTTCTAAGTCCCAATCATCAAAAAGCATATGGCCAAAGAAGTTAATCGGTGTGTGTGTAGCATTAAAAAACGTACTTAATTCAACTTCAAATTTCCTAGCATCATGTGAGCCTCCTGTACCTTTTAAAACATAATTTGTAGTAATTAATATTTTAGGACTGTCTTCAACAGGAAGCTTAATAGTATTTTGTCCCTTGTAAGTTATTTCTATTCCTTCAGTAATTACACTAAACAAATTCTCAAAAGCAAAATTTCTTTTTACATCATCAAACACTAAAACTTGACAATCTGTTTTTATAGATTGATAAGGGAATTGATCTTGAAACGAAAACTTTTTACCGTCAATAGACTGTACTTTTTTCATATTAGATAAAGCATTCCAAAATAAACCTTTACCACTCCTACCGTTTGGTTCGTCTGAAATCATTTCATCATTTAAAATAATAGCTTTATTATCTCCTTTAGATTTATACGAATGTACTAAGTAACCTATTACACTTTGAAACGTATTATATCTATCTACATTCTCACCTGAAATCTTCCATATAAAAGTTCTAAACTCGCTATCGTGGTGGTCGCTTTCAATATAGTTTCTTTTGATAACCTGGTCTTTCCATATTGATAAACCATAATCACTATATTTTTTTAAATTTTGACTATTTTTTTTTACCTCAACTACTCCATTCTCATAAAACAAATAGCAAATATATTTAGTATCTCTTAATATTTTTATTTCTTTTGTAGCTATTTGAGATAAAAAATCACGTTTAAAAGTAGTTGTTTTTCCTGCCATCAAATTATAAACTGCTTCAGATTTTGAATCATTTAAAATATATGTTAAAACAAAATCTTTTATATCAGTTTCATCTTTAATTTCTAAAAACATACCATTCTTTTTAATTAAATTAAAAGCACTATTTTCATTAGGTCGATTTTTAAAAAACCCACTATATTCTAAAAATAATCTAAATCTATAAATACTTAGTGAAGGCTTACCATCTTGACTAATGTCATAAAAAGGTTTTAAATTGTTATCGTTCATAGTTCGTTTAATGAAATTGTTAACTGATATATTATCTCATCTAATTGTTTTTTATTCAAATCAATGTAGGTTTGACCATCATTATTTTGAATAATAATTCTAGTTGTTTTATCAAAGTTTAACACTTCAATAATTGAATCATCTTTTTTTAATCTGTAATTCATATAAAGTTTTTTAAATAACAAACCCATTTGAATAAAGTGCCTGGAATGACTTTAAACAAATGGGTTCTAAATAATATCTTATGGAAGTTTCCAGGCTTACCTGATACAAATATATATATAATATTTTAATTAAAACGTAAAAAAGTTAACTAAAACGTAAAAAAGTTAAAATGATTTTTTTACGGTCTCAAAGTCAATAGGAATAGGCTTTTGTATTTTAACCGTAAAAAAGTGTTTTTATTTTTTTACGGTCTTAAAGTCAATGGCAGTAAAGGTTTAGATTGAAAACGTAAAAAAGTAAATTGTTTTTTACCCTAAAAAAATAAAAAATATTATTTTTAAAAAAACTTCCCTTTTTTTATAAACTTTTTTACGTTTTGCTCGTAGAAGCCTATTAACAGTACGTTTAAGACCGTAAAAAAATAAAGCAAAAAAAAACCACTTTTTTACGGTGGCTTATAACTATTTGAAAATCAACTATGTTTTCCGTAAAAAAATCAAATATACTTTTTTACGTTTTGTTTTACTTTTTTACGTTTTATAAATAGTGTTTTACCCCTCTTATCTCTTATATTCTGCTGTTTACGTATGCTTTGCTTGTCATATTTCAGCATTTTCTTACGTTGAATATCTAGATTGTATTGGTGAACGCTAGTACTACATGATAATAATAGTAAGATTGGTAAATATTTCATGCACAAATATACGGCAAATGATTGTGTTTGTAGTGTATTTGTGTTTTGGCAGTAAATGAATAATAGTGCCAAAATAGAATAGGGAAAGTTTTAGACAAAATAATTGCGTTTATTTTACTCCCCCTATTCAGCTGCTTAACCGAACAATACGCATTAAGCAACTATAAAACTAAAAATATGTTCAATTATTGGCAACGTCCAACCATCTCCAAGCAATGATCCAGCTTTTGCTTTAGATAATATACTTGTATATCCATCAGGAAAACCTTGTAACCTTTCCATTTCTATTTGGTTAACTGTTCTAACTATTCCATCTTTGTAGGAATAAAGGTTGTTATTTGATTCCATTAAACAAGGACTTTTCCCTTTTGTAAATCTTCCTCTTCTTGTTACTGAGGTGGGAAAACTCAAATCAATGCAATCATTTTCCGTTACTATATCAAAACCTTTTAAAGTATTTGTTTTGCATCTTAATTCGTTGTTTTCTTCGTATATTAAAGTCAACATTCCAGTTGTTTCGTTTCTGTGTTTTAAATATCTTTGTGAACCATCCTTACCACTTCCTGTATTTAAACAGGTGTGTTTATCTGTATCGACATAAATCATATTTATAAATTCTTTTTTTGCTCGTTTTTTAATACTTTCTTGACTTGTACAAATTCTACTTTCGGATTCCAATAGTGCAAGTGATTTAACCCTTTCAACATATCCATCTGTAATAATATCTTTAAACATTATACCTAAATCTTTTGGTTGAGGTATATCAGTCACAATATCAAACATTGTTTCCTTTGTTTTTATATTGGACCAGTAATAACGATCACGTAATTGTGCGGTTACTAAACTTGAATTAATTCGGGCCGGATAAACTCCAAGCGCTCTACTCATAATACCAACGTCCAATTTACTTGCACTTCCTACATTTTCTTGAAGGAATAATACATTTGGATTCAGTAATTTAATATGCTCTAATATTTCAATAAAAACAAAGAACAAACTTGACTTTTTACCATTTATACCAGCCCTTTTTCCAGCTGCACTTAAATCCTGACAAGGTGATCCGCTTAATATCAAATCAATTTTACACCAATCAATATCCCATTCTTTCCATTTAGTTACATCTCCTACTTGAATAGTATCAGGAAAATGATATTGAGTTAATTCAATAGCATACGGTTTAATCTCACTTGAATAGTATGTATCAACTTTAATTCCTACGTTTTCTAGTGCTTGACGTCCTGTATTCATTCCATTAAATAAACTTAATACATTCATATCTCAAAACTTTTATCAAAAAATTTACGAAGTTCTTCTACGTTTGAAATTTGCTCGTTTGCTACATCTGCTAAATCATCACTTGACTTACTCCAGTACAAACTATTACTAAACATCTCTAACTTCTTAAGTAAGTCCGTTGTGAAAAACTCTGGGAGGACCTCGTTAAGTTCCTCAAAGTTTTCTAAGAATAGCGGCTGCATTGTCATTGTTTCAGCTATCAGCTTATTATAGTGTAGTTGGTTGTTGATCAACTTCAACTTTCGTTCTTGTGTTTTAAATTTCTTATTCATCTTAAAATATTATTTTGATGATTTCTAATGCTAACTCTTCAGCATCTGTTATTAATTCCTCTTCTTTATCTTGTAGATTATCGTAATACTTTTCGAACTGGTAGTGTGTAGCTTCGTGAAATACTAACCCAAAGTTTTGAGCCATATTATCAGTAAATGATGAGGTATTTAAAAACAAGTAATACATATCGGTAGTTCTAGGATATAAGTTTTGCATACCATCGAAGTACGTACCGCCTTGAGCAATCCTATCAATGCAAGCTTGACGATTCAATCCATGTAATTCATCAACTTCAAAGTAATCAAACAAAGCCAGTGCTGAATCACCTACTAACAGCGTTAAGTCCATTCTAACCATTTTCGCTAATGTTATCTTATTATTCATATTCATTGTTTTTAAACCATTCTAAGCCACTCAAACACTTCATAAATGCTATCTTATCTTTACGTTCGTATTTGTTTCTTAAAATACCTCCGTTATGTTTTCTATCTAATGGCATTAATCTAGTACGTTTAAACCGTTTTAGCCATTTCATGTATGCTATTTCGCTATCCATATCTTAAATTTTACTATAAAATAATTTCTTTGATAGATTATGTACTTTTCCGTTGTCGCATTGTATTCTATATTGCTGCTTATAAGTTTCTATGATCGTGTAAATGTTCAATGTACTTATTAAATTAGCGTATCCAGCGCGTGCAATAACTTGCTTAGCTTCTAAGAAGTTTGGTTTTACGTAGTCTATTCCTATTGTGTACTCGCTGCAGTTTGTATGGTGATGCGTTTCTTTGCACCCTACTAAACAATATTCTGTTATCATAGTTTCTCTAGTTCTAATTTAACTCTATCCCAATAATCTATCATTACTATATCGTGAAGCTGTAAGTGTTCTAGTACCTCGTCGCAGCATATTAAAGCGCATAATTTACTTTGTTGATAGTCTATATTAAAGTCTACTGTCATTTGTCTTATCAGGTGTTCCGATTTCTCTTTTGCTGTCATCTCTTTTTTAATTAATGTAAATTCGTTTATTACTATATCAATTGCTTGTGTTAATTCCTTAGGGTATATCATTTCTGTATCAGCACCTAATCTCCACTCTTGGTGTATTTTTAAAAGGTTTATAGCTTCTTCTAGTTTCATGATTTAAAAGTTTCGTTGTAGTAATCAATACCTCCTACCCAAACTTCACAATTACTTGTTCCCCTAGATTTCCTTAGTTTATTTCCGTGAGCTTCTATAATCTGTTGCTTCTCCATTTCTTTGGCTTGGCTGATAATTGCTTTCCACTCATCGTTTGTATATGTTTCAGTTAACTTTTCTAAAACCCATTCCACTGCTGTTTTCATAGCTCTAATGTTTTTAAGTCTGCTTCAACCATTTGATCTACTAATTTAAACGCTAACTTCACCAGGTTGTTTGCGTCTTCTTTTAGTCCGTTAATCTCTGTAATCTTTAAGATATTAGTAAGGTCAATCTCACTAAAATCTATTATATTCTTTTTAAGTTGTCTTTTCATTTTGTAAGTATTTCGTAAATTGTAAATGCTAAAATTAACCCTGCTATTCCTATAACTGTTAGGAATAACCGTACTATAAACTTCATCTCTCTAATATTGTCATCGTCTTGGAACTCTCTCATATTAAATGTTTTTAACTGAAATTGAACTTTTACTAAATGTTACGATTGGACGTTTTAAAATCTCTCCAGTACTTTCATCTAAACTTGCTAAGCTACTTAGAGCAACTTGCTTGTACTTATCTTCAATCTCTTTAAGGTTAGCCTTAGCAATCTGATATTCTTCAATTTCTGAATAGTCAATCATTCTACGTCCTTCTACTTTTGTAAATTTAAAGTTACCAAAATTAAAAGTTTTCTCGGCACGTTTTTCAGCTTCATCTATTGCCAGCATTTGTATTTCAATCTTAACCTTTTGCGCTAACTCTTCAATCTCTTTTGCTTTACCGAATAGCTCTAAAGCATTTAGTTCTCCATTTCTAACCGCTTCGATTAGTATTCCGAAGTAATCCTGTAGCGTAGTTGGTGTAATCTCTATCACGCTTTCTCTTTGTTGTCTTTCTAAATTATTCATCTTGTTTAGTTTTTAGTTATTTCGTTAATTTCTAATTGTTGCTGTGCTGTTAATGTATATACTGTTTTAAGTTTATCAAACACGTCTAACTCTAAACCTTCGTATCTACTTACTGCTTTCTCGAATGCTGCAGGAGAGCAAATTGGTTTTGTTATTGCTTGTGGCGCACTTGCTTTTTGACCATCATCGTCGTCAGATTGCAACGATAAAATCGCCGAAATTTGGTAACGACGGTAGTACGTAATTTGAGACCCGAGAGCCTGCGCAGTTAAGTTTGGAGTTAGTTCAATATTACTCTCAATCATTTCTCCGTTATCAATGTCTATTATCTGTGTGAACACTTTACCGTCTTTAATGGGCTGTAATAGTATTAAACCTTTTTCTAGTAGTATTGGTTCAACTGCATCAATTAATGCGTTTAAATCAGCATAAGTGTTTTTAAAGTGTGGGTTCTTAGCGTTCTTTTTAACTACTCCTATCTCTTGTTTTGCTTCGTGTATTTTTGCGTATATCTTCATGATTATCTTTTTAAAGTTTTAACTCCTAAATTATTTAACGTGATTATTATTTTTGTATTTTTTTCTTTAGCTTCCATCATCTGTCCGTAGTTATCAATATACGATGTATAGAAATCATAACCGTTCGCTATTTTGATAATCTCTTCTGTGATTTCAAAACCTTCATTCATTTCAATTTTCATAGTTATTACTTTTTAATAATATTTTAAACCACCAATATAATTCTTCAATTTGTTCAGGATTGTTAAAGCAAGCGCTTTTTTCAATAGGTTTTAAATTTGAGTCGGCACTCCATCCATTTTTATAATATCTAATATCCATTTTTTGAACGTGTCCGAAAAAATTAATAAAAAATTTATGGCTTTCACCTTCTGTCTGCATCATTTCAGCAGTTAACTGCATTAAGTCGTTTAAATTTTTCATGTCGTTAATTCTAAATAAAGGTTAATTAAATCGTATCTCATCTGTCCTTTGTCTACATCAAATAGACCTGTAATGTTAACACCCGCACAATATACTCGGTGAACATAGATCGTTTGTCCATCTTCAGGAAATCTATTGTCGTAGGTATCTTCATATTCTACTTCTAATTCTACGTCCATATAATTAACGTAGGTTGTGTTTGCTCTGCTTTTCATAATTATTTGTTTATTGCTTTTAAATACTGTAGGTACAATTCATAGTTGAAACTTCCCGTTGTAGCTTCTGCTTGTCCTTTTGATTTCCACCATTTAATACAGATACCTAATGGAGGTGCGATGTACGTGTTTTCTTTTTTCATAATTTTTAGTTTTTTATTTAACTTTATAATACTCATCTGTTTTTAAAAATTGTTTCCAATCATTCTCAGTCCAATAAGTTGCAGAATTGAATTCTTGTTTACTCATTCTAATTGTTCTGTACTTTGCTGTTTCGTTTCTCAAAGTGAATGTTCTTGCTGTGTGGTTTTTTGTAACTTTCATAATTTTTAGTTTTTAATTACGTCTTATTGACGTTTCAAAGTTAGTTATAATATTGACTATAACAAACTTTATTATAAAATAATTACTATTTATATTGATTCTAAATAGTGTATTAACTAAGAAACGCTATAAGCGTGGAGCCTATAGCGTTAATTTACCTAACCAAACACACGGGAAATTATGAAAAACCCATGTAAATATAGTAATTATTTTTTAATAAACAAATCAGCTTCTTTACGTCTTCTATTAATTAAGCCTTGTAGTAACTTACCTCCACCTGTAACGTAGTGATTAATCCACCAATCATAAATAACCTCATCTGTAGCTTTTTGGTTTACTAATCTAAATAAAGCTTGTGAGCTACCACAGTTCCAACAGAAAGAAACTAAAGCATCAAATTGGTTTTGATTTAAAATAACCTTTATGTTTTTGATTACTGTGGCTTCGTATTTTGGCAATAGTTTTAGCATTAGCATATCAGCTTCTATTTGGCTAATCTTTTGACCCATGAACACCTTACTACCATCTAAGTAGTAAGTTGAACCATAACCTATAGTCCAAACACCAGCAGGGCATTTATAAGCTTTCAATTTGCACCCTTCAAAATCTTTGATCAATTGAATACCGTTTTGTGAAACCTTCATATTTTAGTAAGCTTAGAAATTGTCGCAGCAGTTGCTCCTATTGTAACTAACACCGCACCAACTGAAGCAGTTACAGGAAACGTAACTAATGCACCACCAACTAAACCAACTACTATACCAGCGTGGATTAACTTCTTAAAGAAGTGAGGTGTTTCGCTATTCCATCTTTTTTTTAATTCTCTCATATTAATTGTATTTTATATCGTAAAATTTTCCGTTAACATTCTCAAACGTGTCTTGTAAGTCCTTTGGCAGTAAATCAATGCCGAATGAAAATATGTTATAACAAGCTAGTATCTTATCAAAGTTAGTCATATAATGTTCACACGAAAATATAGCATCTATTCTGTGTTGAAAGCTTACAATTACATCGTGCCTAAACTTCTCAAACAATTGAATGACATAGTCAATATCTGCTTTGTCTATACCTCTATCGCTCCAATGCGCTTTAATTTGCTTAACATATTCAGCGTGCATTCCCCACATAGCAGCTAGTATCATTCTCTTTAACTCATCACTACTTACCTTTGTAAAGTCGTTATCTAAAAACTCATTAAACTTTTCATAGCAAACATCACATTTAAAACTAACGAAATCGCATGACATTCTCGACTTAGTAGCATCATATTTGCCATGTGAATAAAACTTTAAAAACATAGCTTCATTCTTAACCCTTTCTAGTGTGTTGAATATATCATGACTTTTTAAATCTATAATATCTTTCTCAATAGTTTTCTTAAACTTTATATTTGTTAAGATTGTGCTTATTGGCTTCCTAAAAAAGTACATCGCACCTAGTAATATAATTGCAAAGAATAGCAAGTAAGGTGGTAAGTTAGACTGTGTAATGTACTTTATAAACTCCATATCTTAAAAAGGGTTTACCTGAACCTTTGGATCATATATAATTAAATCTAAATTCTTAACCCAAAGATAATCTACATTTGTGCAATATTCCATCTCTTCAATAGATATTACCCAGTTATCGTTTAGGTCCTGAATAGGATTGAAATAAGAATCCGTAGTATATTGTTTTCCAACTATTAAGTCTTTTTGCTCAATAGTCAATAGACCTACATAGGTAGTCCATTCTGCTTGTGTTATGTCTGTTAGTTTCATAAATTAAACGTTTCTTGAAAGTGTTGTTTGGAATGCTTGTACGGTATTTGTAAGATTGGTAACATCTGTTGGACTTAACCCATCAGCAATAAATGTAAACGCTTGCTCATTACTGGAGAAATACTCTGCTCCGCTCCCATTTAAAGCACCTATATACATATTACGATTAGTTTTACCATCACTTACAACATTGTCATTGAACAATAATGTTCCGTTAATATAAGTGCTTGCTGTTGCAGATGTTGTTCTTGAAATTATGTGAAGTTTAGTTGTTTGCGCTGATGTAATTCCAGCACTTGCATAATTAGATGAATTTATCTGAGCATAATAAATTGTCCCAATTGGCAAAAGATAGTTTCTATAAGTAGCAAGTGCGCCAATATAACAACCATAAGACGCAGTTGTCCTTAAATAACAACCAAATGAAAAATCATTTTGTCCATAATTAAATGGGTTTAAATAAGTATTAGCATAAGCGTTTGTTCCATTCGGAGTTGCTCCCGTACTTGCGTGAGTCCAACCTCCATTGAAAGTCAATCTAAATGCAGCATCTAAATCCCTTGCATCCATGAAGTTAAACTTATGTTTTGCAGCAGTTCCACCAACCATAGGATATAAAGCCTTAATCTTAGCAGTTAAACCGTAAGTTGTTAAGTCTGTTTCTAAGGTGTTTAAAGCTCCTATTATAGTGGTATCAGTTTCAGACGTTGCCGCTATCCATGCAGTAGTTAACGGGCCGTAAGCTGGCACTACTGCGCTTTTAATTAAATGATGGTAGTAACTCATATTATGCTGGTTTTACAATCCAATATTCAACTCTTGTGCTACTCACCCATTCAGCGAATATAATATTCAAAGTCGATGTCGTGTAAGTTCCAGTTCCAATCAAAACCCACCCAGCTGGAACAGTCGGAGCGGTTGCCTTGTTATGGTATATCTTTTGAATATATCCAATCTTAGCATTCGTTAAATCGTCTGTTAAATTTGAACTTGAAGGACTTGCGGGAGTATTCCATACAACTGGAACATTGAACGAAATTACAGACCCCGTTGTAGCTGCTGTTATTCTTGGGAAAATAGTATCAAAATAAGCTAGTAAAGTACTCTTAAAATTAGACCATGATAGCTTTTTTGTTGTCGTTCCTGCACTATTAGTAATCGGTACAACATCAGCGTCTACAGGCGTAGTAGTAGCTGCAAAAGTATCCACTAAAGTCTTTAAGTTTGTGGCCGTTAATGTAGCTTGGTAACCGCTTAAGTCTTGGTCTCCTGTATTACTTCCGCTTAATGTTGTAATTCCTAGAATAGTTTTAATATTTGAACTAGTATAATTATCTACAATTGCTTTAACACTTGGATATTTAATATCTGAAGTAGTATTACCGCTAAAAGTAGTAACTTTATTGGTAACATTTTCAGGAACGTAACCTATAGCACTTTCTAGTAAAGCCCAATTTGCTGCAGTTTGAGCTGGTGAATCTATTAAAGCTCTAACCGTATCACCAACGTGCATAACAGTACCACCTAAAGTACCTTGTACGTTAATAGTCCATATATCACCCTTCATTATAGATCCTGCTGTGCCACTACCCCCACTTGAAGGAAATAAATTAACTGAAGCATCATAAGAACCTCTGTCATCCCAAAGCCCAACAAGTTTACTATTTATATGGTCATCAACCGCTTTAACACTTGGATAGAGTGTATCATTTACAGTTGTAAAATTAGTTGCTTTATTAGCTAAATCTTCAGCATTTAAAGAACCTAGTGTTTGGTCTCCCGTATTCGTTCCTGAAGTATTGCCTAATAGCGTACTTTCTGCACTTGTTATAAGTCTTTCCCCTGCAACCTTATCAACTTTATCTGCTAAAGCGTCAAAGACCCCGTTAGATTCTACAGCTTTAACACTTCCATCTGTTGGCACGGTGTCAATAGTTTGTAATTCCCAAACAGCATTAGCTATTGTTGAATCTGTGCAAATATATAAATCTCCATTATCTAATATCCAACGTGAGCCAGCATAAAAGCCTTGTGAATTGTCATTATTTGCGTCTGGAATACTTGTAAATTTATGGTTAACCTCTCTTATTAAAACACCGTTACCGTCCATTACATACTGACTGCCAGCTTCCCACTTCAGCTCGTAACCAACTGCGCAAATTTGAGCAATACCACCGCCAGCACCTGAGTCAATTGTCCCCTCTCTAAGTCTTGAAGTATTATTTAATAACACACCAACACCGTCCCCAAATTGAATATCTGTATCTGTAGTGTTTCCAGCAGTTACAACGCTCTGAAGGTCTTGGTCGCCTGTATTCGTTCCACTAGTATTACCCAACAATGTAGCTTCAGCGCTAGTTATTAAACGGCTTCCAGCTTCTTTATCTACCTTATCATCTAATGCCGTTTGCGTAGCTGTAGATATTGGTTTGTTTAAGTCAGAAGTGTTATCCACATTTTCAAGACCCATATCTGCCTTGCTAAATGTTATATTAATGTTATTCGCCATAGTATAAAGATATTAATAATTATTTAATTTTTACGGTAATTTATCTATTGTTAAAAAAATACTTGGAGTTGCGGGTCTGTCAGGTGTTGTTTCTACTCCCGTTGCTAATAATCGTAAATGTACATCATTACCACTCATCCATAATTCAACGTAATCATTAGCGTTTAAAGTGAATGGTATTGAAATAGTTAACCTTTTCTGATCGTTACCATTTGCAACTCTAATCTTACTATTTGAGTTAGCTAAATTAGTTCCGTTTACTTTTATCCAAATATCTAGTAATTTATTAGCACCACTAGAAAGTTCTGTTTGTGCTGAAATATTAGCTATAAAATTACCACCTTCTAAAACTGTAAACCTAGAACTAGAAGTTTGTGCTATTTTAGCCGCAAAATCTAAAGTATTAAATGTAATTACTTGTGGAGTGTGTGCAACGGCAATGGTTTGAATAGTTGTATCTAATAAAGCTATATGTGGAGTTATATTTGACTCAAAGAAATTACTTACACTTATCTCTGTATTCTTTTTGCTTTGACTAGTTTGTCTTACTAGTATAGTGTCATCACTTGCAAGCGTTGTAAGTTCTTCTGTAAATGCTAAGTCGGTTGTAAAGTTTTTCATTAGCTTAATGTTGGAATATTGAACGTACTATTTAAGTTACCATTTACATAAACATTGTATGTAGTATCTGGAAGCGTATAAACGTCACCACTTGCAGCCGTATGGGTAAATGAACCATCTGAGTTTATTATAATAACGTCTTCACACATTTGCATATTAGCAGACGTTTCAAAGTCGTAACCCATCATAGGTAAATTACAAATACTTTGATTATCGTATATTGTAAATGATATTGCTAAAATCCATCCAGCGCTTTCATCTGCACCCTTTTCTAGAAATTTACTTGCCGTTGCGCCCGTTATCTTACCAATGTTTTGCCATCTAGGGCTTTTACTAATAACTTCGTAAACATCTCTAACAACTTGCAAAGTATCACTTTCAGTATCGTTTAAATTACCTTGTCGACCATTCTTAAAAAACTTATCAGCTACAATTATATTAATAGTAACAGGAATAGTAACCTTTTCTAAACTATTTCCTGTAACAAAGCAACACATTAAAGGGTAAGTAACCGCCTTGTCTTGGTTTATAGCATTTAGAAAGTCACCCCAATAGTAAGTGTTAACCTGAAGGTGTGCGTCTGCAATTGCTTGTAGTTCTGTATTAAGATTATTTAAAGTTTTCTTCATTTAAAATAGATATTACTTCTAGTTTTACCTAAGTCTGGTTTAATTCCTTCACCGCCATCTGTTAAACAACTATAAAAAGAGTCAGGATTAGAAAAGTATTGATAGTATTCAGGATATAGAACAGAATTATATTTTAAATATTGTATTAATTTTTGTCTATAGTGTTCAAATTTTGATCTAAATGAATCCTGAAGTCTATTTATTTCGCTTTCACTTGCACCCCTTAGAAACTCGTCGTTTGTTATTCCTGTAGCTTTGTTTCTAATTTGGTACGTAGTCATTACAACGGCCTCTAAATTACAACCCATAGCAACTACGGGAATAATATACTTATCCATTAAAATAACCTCATCAGCGTTAAGATTATCTAGGTCAATACCTTCTAGTATTCTAGTGTACAAAGACGTGCCTATAATAGGTTCTATCATTGTGTCTTGTACTATCTTAATTGTAGGTGTTAATATACTATCTTCAACATTTCCATGAATCAAAGAAAGTTGTTTAAGATTATATGCGTTTATTAATAATGCTGTACTCATTTTATTTAAAGATTACGTTTTGTTTCCAAAAATGTCTACATGAAGGAGTATTTATATCTGTGTTTGGGTTATGATACCAACCGCCTCTATAGCTCCATACGTCACGGTTAACCGCTGAGCTGATATTGTCTATTTCTTCCCTTGTGTAAACTTTATCCATTTCGATAAGTGTTTTGCAAAATGGTCTAGAACTACCCCCCTTAACTAAGTCGGGCGCGTTTGGTCTTTTCTCATAAGAATAAACAACACTTATCTGTTCTTTGCTTACAATTTCTTGAAGTCCTTTGTCGGTAACATTGCCACCGTCTAAATAACCGTTATTTTGCAATCCTACAATTATTTTTGAAACTTCAATAGGTTTCATGTCTAAAGCTTTTACAATTGCATCATAACTCTCACCATTTGAAAGCATGGATAAGATTCTATTTTGATTATCGTTAACAGCAAATTTGTCTTTAAAGAAACCTTCAATAATTTCTTCATCCGTTTGATTCGTAAATTCATTAGATTTTATAATTTTAACATCACTTTTTGAACGTCCACAACTTACAAATAAATCTAGTATTTGCGTTTCATTGTCCTCTGCTGACAACTTTAAAGCTACGGGAGTAGTAGGTATTACTTCAGCTTTATCAAATAGTTCGTATTCATTAAAACTAATTTCTCCCGTCATTCCGTTAAGTTCTGAAAGTACATAGTTCAAAGAGTCTGCTATATTCTTTTGTCTTTTCTTTACGTATGTACGATTGAATAGTTTAAAGTCATTTTCTAAGTCTTGTGAAAACATAGAATTGTCTTGAATATACCCAAACATTTTAGGATTAATTACAGAATGCGAAATAAATATCTTTTTAGAAAGTCCAACCTCTGTACTTTCATAGCGCTTATCTAAGTCATTTCCGTTTAATTGTACAATGCTAGGTTCTCTATCTTTACCGTCAGAGAAAGTAACGCTTACACCGCCTTGTTTACGCTTATCTGTAGCGTTTAATTTAAGGTCATAAACTATCTTTTCTGCTTGCTCTTCACTTTCTGGTATTCCATTGTTCAAAGATATCAATGTCCCACCCTTATAACCGTTTACAACTTCCGATAATCTAAAGAAATTAATCTCTATATCAGTCAATATTGAATCAATACCACCGCTGTACAATGGAATAGGATAATATCCTGAAGTCAGCTTTTTAGTTTCTAGTATAAATTGTCTAGATTTAGCCTTTACAAATAAAACGCATTCTTTTGTTTCGATTGTACGGTTAAAAAAGCTAGTATATTCTTTGAATTTAGTTTTATCATTTTGTCTAGACGTTGCCCAATTCTCAGAATAATAGTATATAGTTCCGTTTTCGTTAGGTCGCATCAACTCAAAATCTAAGTGTTCTAATTGCCACTTTTGATTTAATGAATCATAAACGCATTTAATATAATAACCGTTAATAACTTCTTGGTCTAGTGAGTACATTTCAACAAGTTCGTCTAGTGTGTATTTAGATCGTCCATTTTTATTAATCTCGTCCCAATTTTCAACACCTTCATATTTTAAACCAGCTCCAGAAATAAAAGTATTTTTAGAGTTGATTATTCCTCCATGAATTGGGCTATTAACATATAAAGACCATAAAAATTGAGGGTAAAGATTGTCGATACCCCATTTTACCCACCCTTCTTTGGCTACTATTTCAACGGGGTCAATGATTGCAACCTCTCTAAATGTACTAAACGTTCTAGCTGTTTGTTTCTCCTCCATAAATATTTGATGTTAATGTAGGCTCAAAGCTTGCTGGCACTACTATAATGTTATCTATAACTCTCACTTTACCTATCTCGCATTGAATACCTAAGGAGTAATCTAAAGAGCCACCGTTAGGCATTTGATAAACTCTGTACGTATAATCACCTAACTTTGTGAATGTAGCATCTACACCCTCCAATAAATTAAACAAATTATAACGTGCTGTTGACTCGTTTAAATCATTTAGATAGCAAAATATTTCTTGTCTACCTTCGTCTTTAGTAAATCTAAAAAGCCAATTAATATCTAATGTTTGGTCTTCAAGTTCTGACAATGTCAAAGCTATAATGTTTAAACTAGATTTCGTTATTAAAATTGTCATAGTTCAAAGATACAAAAAAAACCTTATTAAGATTAATTCTCAATAAGGTTTTAATTAATTTATTATTTCTAATTAAGAAACTGGGTCTAACAATGCTGTAATTAATCCTGCAGCAATTTTATTAGGTCTATTCTTTTCTTTACCAGATAAAGTTAAAACGTTACCGTTCGCATCTTCATAAGCTTGTCCAGAATCTCTAACCCCTGAAACACTCGCTCCATTAGTTTCGTAGAATACTTCATAAGTACCATCGTTCAATTCTACAGCAAAAGTAGTTCTAGCGATTTCTAAAGCTTCAAGGTTTACGATATCAGTTGCAGTATTACCACTCAACATCATAGTTCCTGTTTGTTCGTATGCTACAGATTGGTTCTTTCTATCACCTATTTTCGTAGCTGTAAATTTAGACGTCTCCATTTCAACAAAAAACTTGTGGATATATTTTCCAGCAGACAAAGCCAAAGCTGAAATAGTACCATTTGCCTTTGTGATTGTAGCGTCTGCAGTATTCCAAGCGTAGATGGCTTTTACACCGCCTACGCTATCACATACTGCGTTCTTTCCTTCTAGGATTTCACACATAATTCAGTAATATTAAGAGTTTAACAAATGAAGTCTAACAAAGTATTGACCCCAAACAATTTGAGTACCTAATCTGAAAGAAGCTTCAGCTTTTAATTTATCGTCATAAGCGTTATATTTAACTTCAAAGTTCATATCGTCTAAAGAGTCAACACCTAAGAAAGTTAAATCTAAAGGAATAGCGTAAATTTCAGATTTACCATCTAATTCTGGTAAAGTAACAACTTCAACGTTAGTACCAGGAAGGATAAAAGAAACACTAGATTTAGTATTAGTAACAACTACATGATCATATTGATTAGCAGTGTTCCAAGCAGTAATTGCTTTTCTAGCTTCAGTACGTCCTGTGTATAATTTGATAGTCATTTCGTTATCAAAAAGTTCAGTAGGTATTTTATCATGTACTCCTAGAAATTGGTCATAAGCGTTTGTAGATGTCATTGTAGCATCAGGCGCATTGTAAGTTAATACATCTGCATCATTAACTAAGATGTGACGTAAACCATTCATCAAAACTAATTCAGGGTCGATTGAAGAAGTGTCACCAGAAACAACAACTAACTGAGCTTTACGTTGTAACAATTTACCAAGGTAAGCACCTAAAACAGTTTCAAGGTCAGCTGGCAATTGTCCGTCTTGCATTTTCAAACCTAACTTGTTTAATATTTGTGTCATTTTACCATTAAGGTCTTCATTACAAAACTCGATACCCATGTATAAAGGTACAGTTGTAAGGTCAGCTTTTGTAAAGATAACAGAACCATCAGGTGAAGGAGTACAAGCAACTTTAGCTTGAAGTGTTACATCTGCATTAAGCAAAGCAATCTCTTTCGTTCCTTTAACATCTGACTCTAAAGTCAAAGAGCTTAAAAAATCAGAGTTGTTAATCAAGTCTGTAATTACTACAGGCATTGTGTTGTCAGTCCATGCTGGTAATCCAGCTACATCGTAATCAAATTTTTCTTTAAGGGCTTTACCCAATTTACCAATTTTATTCATCTTTATTTATTTTTAAATTTAGTTTTTAATATTTTTTAGGATTTCGTTTGCTGTCATTTTAGCAACTTCTTTAACTCCCGTTTTAGCTTCACTTTGAAACTTACTTTCTTTTACTTCTTTAATCTTTTTGATTTCAGATGTCAATTCTTCAATCTTAGCGAATGTAGCCTCTAAAGTGCTTTTCATTACTTCAGCAACTTCTGATAAGATTTCTTCTTTAAGGTCTGAACTCATCTCAGCTTCTTCAACTATAACATCTTCGACAGCAGAAACTAAACCGCTTTCGTTAACAGAAATTATAACTGTTTTACCGTCGATATCACATTGATAGTCTAACGCTGGAGCTGGCAACTTGTCGCCATTCTCATCAATTACGAAGATAGGCGCATCAATTGCTAGCTCACCCTCATAAGTCAGCACCGTGCCGTCTATTGATGTAACCTCCGCAAATGATGAAACTGTTTCTTCTGTAACTGGCACATCTTCAAACTTGCTTTTTCCAAAGATCAAATTGAAAAGTGACTTTCCACTTACTTCTTTTTTGTTCATCTTTTGTTTATTATTTGTTTTTATATTTACTTGTATTCTATCAAAAATTCCTTCGACACTAAAACCTTGAAACTTTCCACTTTTTACTTCGTTCCATAGTTGGTCATTCTCTACTTTGTAAGACGCTATCCAAGTACCGTCTTGTAGATTTTGTTTACTAAATTCAATAGGTGCGTTAATACCACGCTTTGAATCAATAAAGAAACTTTCTAGCATTATAGCACCGTTTACTTTATCGTTTTCATTGTGCATCTTATTTACATTGTTTCCAAAACTGTTCTTAAAGAACTTTAAAACAATTTGTTTAATAGTAGCAACGTCAAAGAAAACTTGATGTTCTCCAATATCTGGACTGTTTCTGTAAATCAAAGTATTTGCACTCATCATAACGCCCGTTACAATTCTTTGCTCTTCTTTAAACTTATAAGGCATTGATTTATCAAAAGCAATAAAGGCTTTTAAGTGGGCAGGCGTGTCGACAAACGCGTTATAGTCTACGCCCGTCTCGTCATTATCGTTAATTGTAAGCTTGTATATTGGTAACATGATATAAAGTTATTAATTAAAATTGAATTATTTACATTTTATTTAGATTAATTCTAAATAGTGTTTACACTAACCTCCAAAAGTAGACAACGCACTAGCTGCAGCCGAGGCATCCATAACGGCTTTTATTTCAGAATCTACAACGGTTACTTTTATTCCAGTTGCATTATCTGTAAGTCCAACACTACTAACTTGACTAGTAGAACCAGAACCAAAACCACCACCACCGCCTTGAGCGTCATTACTTGGAGCTGGTGGTGGTGCAATATTACCGCTACCTCCATCAAACTTAGTGCTTGCAATTGCTGCTATTTGTGCTATTCCCGTGACCGCTGAGAATACAGAGAAAGGCGCTCCAAATGTTAATGGACTTGCAGCAACGGATTTACTTATAGCTTCTGCTGTGTTTATAGAAACACTAGCAATCTTTAAAGCTTTATCTCTATTAAATGCTTTCTTTTTAATCTCTAATATTTGCGCTTCTGTTAAGTTTTGATTCTTTAATTTATTAGCATCTAATTGATTTTGTAAATCATTTAAAGCATTTAAAGATGTCATTGTAGCGTCTGCAATTTTTTTAATATTATCTATCTTTTTATTAATTGCAGTTTCTTCTACCTTATCTAATTCATCTTGTCTTTTCTTTTCAAGTTCTACAGTATCAAGTCCGTATTGTTCAGCTGTTTTTATAAGTAAAAAATACTTATCATTTATAGCAGTTATTTCGTTATCTTGTGAAGTATTAATTGCCTCTTGATAAGTTGTATAAAAATCTTCTTCAGCTTGTGCTTGTATATCTAAAGCATTTTTTCGGTCTTCAGTTTCTTTATCTGTAAATTCTTTGTTTATTAGATATAATTTTTGCGATTGTGCTTGCTTCAGTACTGTAGTGTCTTGTCCATTCTGTTCTGCTTGTGAAATTAAATTAAAATAATAATCGTTAACATCTTGTATGTCTTTTTGTCTTTGAGTTAATAAAGAGTCAAAGTATTCAGTTTCTGCTTGTTCAATCTCCATTAAAAAATCATTATCTAACTTTTTAAGATTTAACAATCTTTCACGTTCTTGTTGAATATGCTCTTTATTTCTTTCATCACGTTTCTTTTTAGCTTCATCGGAACTTGTTTTTTTTGCTTCTGCAATTGCTTTATCATTAGCAGTTTCTAATACTAGTTTTTCATGTTGAGCTTGTTTTATTTCAAATACTGTTTTCCATGCTTCTGTTCTTTCGTATTTATTATTTTGATCTAGTGATAAACCTTTTATTTTTAAATTCTGTATTCTTGCATTTGCTAACTCTTGCTCTTTAAGAAACACCTCTTGGTCTGTAGCTCCTTTAGCTTTTAGAATGTCAATTTCTTTTTGAATCATATTAACACCCCCTTGTTTATTTGCTCTTATTTTTTCAGACTGAGATATAACTTGAAGGGCAATTTCTAAACCTCTTTTTTCATGTTGATTTAATGCAGCTTGTTTTTCTGCAGCATCAGCTGTTGAACTACTAAACGCTCCCATAGCTCCAGCAATAGCGACTATACCAGCAATAATAGCGACTATTGGCAAAGCTAACATTGCTATACGAGCTATACGTAAAGCTCCCGTACTTGTACCGATTGCAGTTGTGTAAGCGTACTCACTAGCAATCTTTATCTTATTCCATATTTGAGTAGCTTTTAACCTTACTAAACTTTCCTTTTCAAGGGTAGCGCGTATTTGTTCAAGTCCAGCTAAAACAGCTTGAATAGCTTGCAGTTTTACTAAAGTTTTTTGTAGGTCTTTATTCTCATTCCCAAACAAAGCCATAGCACCTTGAGCAACTGCATAACCAGCAGCAACCCCTGAACCAACTTGTATAGCTGTTTGCATATTACGCCCGTCATTTGCGTTTGCGTTTATTTGCGTTCCTAAATCTGATAACCTATCCTTTAATTGACCTGCCTTTTTTATAGCTTCTTGACCTATAGGACTGTCCTCTCCAGCCATTATTGCAATACTAGCGTATTCCTTTACAGCTCTAGCAAGTTGTTTTATAGATAACTCACCACTCTCAACTTTTCTATTCAGTTCCTCAAATGCTTTTGCTGAATCAGTAGTAGCAACCTTTACCGTTGAGTTAACTTCTTTTAACGCTTTGTCTACGTTGTTGATTGCAGAAACACTATTACCTGTGTCGACCGTGGTCTTAAATACTATTTCTTCAGCCATTAGTTAATAGTTATTTTAATTGATAAATTATCTATAATTGCATCCGTTAACACACCTCCCTCATAAGTGTATAATTCAATAGCATTAGCTGACTTTCTATAGAAGTTGTAAACCCTATCAGTAACCATTGGAGTACCGCAATAACATTCTACTTTGTTTATTGTAAAAGCTCCTACTAGTGTACCCATATATTTACCCGCTGAAATTCTAGTCCATACAATTGCTCCTATAGTGTTTTCAAACTCTATTACACTTGGCGCGCTTGTGCTTACTTGTGATATTAAAGCACGGTAATTTTTCACTAAAGGCTTTCCGTTAGCGTCTAGTATATCATTTCCTAAACGTGTGTATAATAAACCCGTGGTAATGTCTTGCATCAACTCACCTTCGTAGATGTCTGTAACAATCCAGTCACCGTTTCTGTGGTCAGCACTTACAGGAACTGTCGCAACTCCTGTACTTCTTTTAATTACTTGTCTTCTTTTTATGTCCATTATCCAAAAAATATATCACTGTAAATTAATGCGTCTTCAATCCCTCCAAAACCAACACCAACATCTGTACCCGTATCTGATGGTGAAAACTCAGCATCTATAGTAGATATTTCCGTCCATGTTATAGTACCCGTTACGGGGTTGTTGGCTTGTATTATTTTTATTAATTCTATTTTTGTAGATTCAGATATATTACTATCAAAATCCGTTATTTGATTAAGTCTATAAAGTACTCCGTTCCACATTACAGATTTACTAAAGTCTAAGCTATTAATATCGTTAACGCTTATCTTTGCGTAAAGTTCTACTATCTTACTATCTCGCCCCGTCATTTCCTTAACAAACCTTTCATGGTATCTAGTGAATAGATTGTCACTTGTTACCGAAGTGGCTGCGTAATCAAATAGTATAGGCATACCCCAATTCAAATCAAAGTTTGGACTTTCCCAATTATCAAAATGATGCACACTAGGGTAAGTTGTTAAGTCTGAATACATAGTTGTATTGGTATCTGTTAACCTCCATGAGCCACTTTTTAAACCATTCCATAAGTATGTTCTAGGTTTACCTTTAAATGGCTTTACTATTCCCGTTTGTATGTCAACATCTATAATTCTAGGAGCTACGAATGGAAATATAGCATCTGTTGGTACTGTTTGAGCGTATGGTAATTGATAAACTCGCTCGCCTACTTGAAACGTAGACGGAACTGTGTACCAATGATTACCATAATCTATACCGAAGTAAGCAAAATACTTTTTATTGTCATAGTCTTGGTCTTTCATCCATTGAAACTTGTATATTTTACCCTCAATTTTACTAGATGGCATTATATTAATATCTTTTGAATGGTCAACTATATCTGTAATGTCCCAAAATTCGGTTGTAGGTTGGTAAAAATCGTTTAAAGGTTCTATTTTAATCACTCCGTAGATGTCAGGGTCACTAAAATAAAGGTTAGCCATTAACATTTCAGCTTCAAAGAATGTACTAGCTTTCATATCTGGCATGAATCTACTAATATCTACTATGTCGCCATCTTGTAATGTAGCTTGTA